ATACAATGACAATCTTTGATGGTGGTTATCAGTCTACTACAACAAAGTCTAGACTCAATGCACTTTGTGATGAGTTTTGTGTTGCTGGAGAAGGAGTATTTCAAAAGAACTATCAATGGTATGTAAGACTTTTCGTTGGTGCAATCAATGGAAAGAATGTATTCAAGAACGATACATTTACTAATGGTTATACTTTCGCATAGTCTCTAAGTAACACTCTGGGCTGCACAGTATTAAGCATAAGACCCAGAACAAACACACCCACTAACTAACACCTTCAAATGTCTAATTCTGATCTTCTTGCTGCTCTTGATTCAGCAGAGAATGGCAAACATATTCTTCAAATCTTGATGGAGTTAGATGCTAATGCAGGATTCGATCCTCCATATGCAGATTCATCACCCCGTGTTAGTTACCAAGATGCAATCTCATCCGATGCTGTTGACTTCAAAAGCAATCCTACTGACTTCTGATGACATTAATAGAGGGGGCAATTAACCCCCTCTTTGTATTACCATATATAAAAGATTGTATTAAAAATGTTATTTTAAATGTATATGCGTTGTTTATCTCTTTCCACAATGTCTGTGGAAAAGTGTTGTTAATCTGTGGAAAAGTGATGATTTAAATGCTCTCTGGTCTAGTGATCTTTGCGAGCAGTCTATCACGATCGCGCAGAAATGTCAAGGGGGCGGCGATTAGTTTTCCTGGGGATTGACAACACAAAAATATCAGTGTTTCTTATAAATACTGATTGGAAGATTGACAATATTCCTCAGACATTCTATACTAGTAAAGTCACACCACCAGGACACCAATCATGTCAGTCGCTATCAGTCAGGCACAGAAACAACGTTATCGCATCACGTTGGATTTAGAAGTTTTAGGTGACTTCGACCCGCATCAAATTGATTGGGAGAATCTATTTGAATTGGAGGGAAATGAGCAGGTGATTGATAGTTACGTAGAGGACCTGAGTAATCCTGTCCGGTGGTAGAGAACTGAAGCCCCTAAAGCGTCCCTATAGTGTAGACACCTGAACCGCTCTCCATGGCATCCGTGATCGCTACCAAGACTCACACAAAATACGTCGCCGGATCAAACCGTGTTGCCGCTCGGATCGTTGCCGGTGACGTTTACAAAACGACTCAAAAAGTTTATCGGATCTTCGGTGCTGATTGCTTCGCAGCGCGTCCCCGTGGCAATTCGTTTACTTATGAGCAGTTTGAGTTCATGATTCAAACCTATGAGAATCTCTATCCTAACTGTCAATGGGCAGATATGGTAGATGAGTGCATGGGATCTACACTTTTCACAGACCGTGATCCTTCTGGCGTACATTGTTACTTTAGTATCATTCGCGCTATGGATAGTTTTGCTGATGAGCGTTATCATACTGAGTACGGTGGTGCATCTAAAGTTCTTGAAGATGTGATGGACAACATCAGTCCCGATCGTTATATGACCCGAGTCAGTATGATGGCACTCTGATAGATTAGGGGGGCAGTTGTTGACACTCTGCCCCATATCTGGTAGAATAGCAGTACCGTATTAAGCAGTGTTTATGGGCGGCGTTGTTGTTGTGCGGTGCCGCGTTGCCCCCCCCGTTATAAAAAAGGCAAACTACCCTAACCTACAGAGGTGACAGATCGACCTTGATATATAATGCGAAAAGCGAATTCATATTCCTAAAAAAAATTCCGCGTAAAAAAAATTTATGGAAAAGGTTTATCACATCTATGCAAAGGAAGAGTGCTTATATAACAATTTAAGTGAAACACAATTTAATAAAACATGGAAGACCCTCAATGGTATGGTTGGTTTATTACACACCGACTATAACGTTGAGGATTTGTCATATGAGAAAGTGAGTGGAAACCCACCATGGGGAAGCGACGAACATTCTTGTTGACAGACTACATATACACTGATAGAATTGAACTGAAGGTTATTCAAAAACATGGCAAAAGGATTTACTGTAAAGGCAAAAGCGCCTACTTCAAAGAAAGACGAATGGGACATTGCAGCAATTAAAGAACGTATGCGTGGGAAGACAATTGTATTTTGTCTACCAGGGCGTGGATGTTCTTTTATCTTTCTGAAGAACTTTGTACAACTGTGCTTTGATATGGTACAGAATGGGATGAGTATTCAGATCAGTCAAGATTATAGTTCAATGGTAAACTTTGCACGATGCAAATGTTTAGGAGCAAATGTATTACGTGGACCAAAGCAAATTCCATGGGATGGTAAGTTAGAGTATGACTATCAGTTATGGATTGATAGTGACATTGTATTTGACACTAACAAGTTCTGGCAGTTATGTGATATGTCAATTGCAGAAGATGGTAGTGAGAAGGAGATCGTTGGTGGATGGTATGCCACTGAAGATGGACACACAACATCTGTCGCACATTGGTTAGAAGAGGATGATTTCCGTAAGAATGGTGGAGTGATGAATCACGAAACTGTCGAATCCATCCAGAAACGTCGTAAGCCATTTACTGTTGATTATACAGGATTTGGATGGGTATTGATCAAGAAGGGAGTCTTTGAGAATCTAGAGTATCCATGGTTTGCCCCAAAGATGCAAGTCTTTGAATCTGGTCAAGTACAAGACATGTGTGGTGAAGATGTTTCATTCTGTCTTGATGCAAAGGAAGAAGGGTTTGAGATCTGGTGCGACCCACGGATTCGTGTTGGTCACGAAAAAACTCGCGTTATTTAAATAGGAGATTATTATGGCAATTCGGAAATCATTATCAGGAACAGAGTTTGTGGAGTCGCATCCGAAGAACACTCGTCAAGGGAGCGGTAAACATACAAAGTACGCCGCGTCGTCTCGTAATGGAGCAAAGAAGCGTTATCGTGGACAGGGTAAATAGTACTAGTTGTTAATTAGACTATGCCTTGTTTGATTGCGAATCTACCGTCGTATGAAGTATGGGTAAGAAAAGAATATCTCACTGATCATCAAAGTGGTCATGGTGAATTTGTAAAGGGCGTCTGGGTATCGGTTAAATCGATACCTGGGCGTGCTTTTTATTTTGAAACGTATTTACCAGAGTATGCGGCAATGTACGATAAATTGCCCATCAGTGCGTTCGTATCATCCCCAGAGATGCCTAAACCTGATATGCCACTACATAACCTACAATTTTGGAATTGTATGGATTATGGGGTCACTGTAGTGCAGAAACAATTTGTAGGTAGTATGCATTATGAATGTTATACAAGAGACTATGGACCACAAACTGGAACATATATTTGTACAATTGATAATTATCATCAAGATCCAGATGCAATTGATTATGCAACAAGTGAAAATCCATCAGAACACAAGTCACATAACCTAATTGAACTAGATAATGGGCAGTTTGCATTGTATCCTAATAATAGGACACGAATTTATGACAATAGTTTGACACCAGAGGAACCAAAGATTCCAGATTTTAAAGTTTCGACTGTATATTATCAAGTTGAGAATGGTCATGACCGTGATGGACTTGGAAATGATGAAAATTATTTCTGGAAAACTGCAAAAGAACGTAAAGATATTGAAAATTCACCCGAAATCCCCGATTTTTAAACAAATGAACGATTTTTTAGACAACCTTGCTAATGATCAGCATCAAAAGATGCTTCGTGAGATTGCAAATGACAAATTAACACCTAAAAAAGTGATAAGATTAAAGAAAGTGAGATCTTTAATCCAGAGAGTAATCCAGAACCACTTTTTGGTTGATAAATAATACATAATTGCTGTATTATTGTGCCTTTAGAAAGGGTAAGTCAAGGGTTTAAAGATATTAGTATGACATTTCAGAGAAATCCTCTGAATGATGATATCCTTACGCTTAAAAATGAAAGGGCAATTGCAAGATCTGTGCGTAATATCGTCTTTACAATACCAGGTGAGAAACCATTTGATGAAACTTTTGGATCAAGGATCACCGCATCCTTGTTTGAGAACATTGATGACCTAACAGGGGAGACCATCAAGGACGAAATAGAGTATTCAATCAATAGATTTGAACCAAGAGTAAATTTATATCGTGTAACTGCTACACCTGACCCTGAAAAAAACTTATATGATGTCTCTGTCGCATACCAAATCATAAGAGCAAACGTTCCTCCACAGGAATTACAGTTTGTTTTGCAACCAACTAGGTAAAAATGGCACTAGTCAACTTTTCTAATCTGGATTTTGACCAGATTAAAACATCACTAAAGGATTATCTGAAGGCAAAGTCAGATTTTACGAATTATGACTTCGATGGATCTAAACTGGCAACGATTATTGATGTTTTAGCATATAGAACGGACGAGTCTTCGT